AAAACTTAGCGTACCTGTGTCCCTAAAGAATCTCGACTTTGATATGTTTATCAGCTTTGAGGAACTGAAGAACCACGTACCCTCGCTCAAGAACGAACTTTGGTACGACGTGTTCGACGGGTTGTCGGTGAAAGAGCGGAGTTATATCCGAGCCATGCTTCGACGCGGGGAAAAAATAACTAAGGAACCTCGTATTCGACTTTCGACGATACATGCAGCAAAGGGAGGAGAGGCAACGAACGTTGTTTTGATGACAGATTTGTCGACGCGGGTCTACAACTCGTTCCAGAAAAATCCTGATGATGAGTCGCGGGTGTTTTATGTTGGCCTCACGAGGGCTAAAGAAAATCTATTTTTAATTGAACCTAGGACTGCTAAATACTTTCCAGTATAAACTCCTTTACTTTGGAGTAAGTCCTAAAGTAAAATTTTTATCGGTAATAAAGGAGAAAGATATGGCATCTATAAGAAAGAAGCTGACCGTAAACGAGAACGACAGTAAGAATACCCGTATGGATATTGCTAGTGCTGGCGTTCTTGGTAACTGGCGTCCGGACGAGCTAACCCACATCAGCCGCTTCGATAAGATCTCAACTCTTTGCATTGAGGAGAGTAACGAACTCGGCAGACCTGTCGATGTTCTCGAGATCGGTTGTGGCGAACTTTGGGTGTTGCGTAACTTGTACAAAGCCTACACGGTCAAGAAGTCAGATGTGATTGCTAGTTACCACGGGTTCGATATCGATCCTGCAGTCACGCAGGAACTACCGTGGTGGTCCAATGGCGGGGGAGAAATTAGCGAGTCGCAATGGCTCAAGAATTTTAACGCTAGGATCACGGTCCAAGATCTGACGGTGAACCCTAAGTTAGACGAGCCTGATGAGTCGAAGGACTTCTGTTGGTCTACGGAAGTAATTGAACATATGAAACCTGAGTTCGTTCCTCCATGGCTTGATGAGCTAGATCGTATAACCAAGCCCGGTGGCCTACTCTACATTACAACTCCGAATCATGACGGGTCTAATGATAAGTTGCCCGAGGACCATGTGTACGAGTGGGGCTTCGAAGAACTGAAGAACGAGTTAGAGAGGCGTTGGGAATTGCAATCTGTAGTTGGAACCTTTATTCAGATTCCGAAGTTGCGTAAAGCGATGCGCGACGGAAAGGGCTGGACCGAAGAGCAGTTCGAGGCTCTACAAAATAGATATGGTCGCCAGTTTCTAAGGATGGTTTCAGCAGTCTTCTACCCGGAAGTCTCAAACAACTGTGCTTGGATTCTGAGGAAGCCATGAAGTTTGCGAAGGCGCAAAAGGGGGAGTGCGTAGTTTGTACAACAAAGATTCCAAAGATGTTAGATAGTTACAGCCCTGAGCCGATACTACCCGACAATCATGGAAAGTGTTGCAAAGATTGCTACGTCTCGTTTGTTTTACCAGCTAGACAGATAAGAAGTCGATATGGCGTTCTTGCAAAGTGGTGTTGATACCTACCTCTACTGGATAGAGGAAAGGGAATCAATAAGAAGAAAGAAAGAAGAAGAAAAATTGGACCCTCCGTGGACCGAAGACAAGATACTTGAGGAGTTCAAGTTCTGTCAGGTATTCCGCGAAGATGATCGTACGTCACGATGGTTTCGGGAGCACATCAGAGCTCCACTCCGCGACCGGCCTGAAGTCGTCATGGCTACGGTCATCTTCCGGTTTTTTAATCTCATCGAGACGGGTAGAACCCTTCTCGCTAACGACTTGATCTTAAACTGGGATCGAGAGAAGGCTATCGAAGAAGTCAGAAAGCAACCTAAGTGGGTTACAGGTGCTTATATCGTCAAGACCCCTAATCGTATGGATAAAGTGACTGGCGTTGCTGAATGTATCTCCCATATATGGGCTGATCGTAAGAATTTAGTTGCCGCGCTTCGAGGAATGAACAGGCTCCAGGACGCATGGAACTATTTACTCCGCTACCCGTACATAGGTCCGTTTGTTTCCTACGAGATTGTCACTGACCTTCGGCACACCTACATCCTCAGCCAAGCTGACGATATTCTGACGTGGGCTAACGCAGGACCGGGAGCCATGCGGGGCCTCAATCGACTCACGGGCCGTGACCTGAACTTTTGTAGGCGCACACACGATTGGAACGGTGAGATGCAGGAGCTGTTTTCAATTTGTAACAGGCGTCTTGACATGAGCAAGTTCGAGTGGGATTTTGAAATGCGAGAGATTGAGGGAGGACTCTGCGAGTTCGATAAATACTCTCGTATTAAAAACGGAGAGGGTCGCACCCGCTCAGTGTATAACTACAAGGAGCGACACAAACCCTTAATCGAAGGTGTATAGAAAGGAGAGAGGTATGGGAAAACTTAAAGAGCATTGCTTAAATGTTCTCGAGGAACGAGGTGATGAAGTCCTCGAGCACTACGACAGGTTCTTAATCTTCGCGTGGAAAAACCGAACGATGTCTAGTAACTACCAAGATGCATTGAACTACATCTGTAAGCGTACTGGATTAGGACCAATGGAAGTCAACTACATACTAGAAGAGAGGATAGAGAGTCTATATGAGGGTTATTAGAGTAGATAACGTAAACGAAGCCTTCTACAGAGGTATTGACTTGTTTCAGTCAGATATGAACTACCGAAGGCAAGAAAGTAGAAATGGCGTAACGCTGGAATGTAATGAACCTGTAACTACGGTCTACGCTAAACCTTGGCAACGGGTGCTTTTTGATAAAGCACGAGACGCTAACCCTTTCTTCCATTTAGTCGAAGCTATCTGGATGATGTCGGGGCGGCGTGATCTGAAAACAATTATTCCCTTTAACGCTGGGATGAGTAACTTCTCTGACGACAACGAGAACCTGAACGGGGCCTATGGTTTCCGATGGGTTTCATACTTCCACTACGACCAGATTGATACCTGTGCAGAAATGTTACGCAAAGACCCAGACTCACGGCGCGTGGTTCTACAAATGTGGGACGCGGTCCATGACCTCGACAGTTCGAGCAAAGACATTCCTTGCAACACTAACATCTATTTCAAGGTACGGGATGACCGACTGAACATGATGGTCTGTAACCGCTCTAATGACATGATTTGGGGAGCGTATGGGGCTAACGCTGTTCACATGTCAGTGCTGCAGGAGTACATGGCCGCAGCCGTTGGTGTTGCTGTTGGCGAGTATCGACAGGTCAGCGACAGTTTCCACGTGTATGAAAACGAGCTATGGGAACGAGTGAAGCGTGTCGAGTCTCCCCTTATGCCAATGGCTGGAATGACCCTCATTGCACCGTACCCTGAAACGATTCCTGTTGTCGAAGATCCCTCGGTATTTTGCCTAGAGTGTGAGACGTTTATGGAACGACTAGAACAGTTTGATTGGAATAATCCAGACGATGCGGATCGATTGTTCTCTGCTAAGTATTTCAACTCGTTCTTGTCGCGAGTTCTACAACCAATGGTTCGAGCGTTTATCGCCCACAAGCAGGAAAGAAACTATGTCAAAGCCGAGCACTATCTTGGACAGATTGAGGCAGAAGATTGGGAGATCGCCTCAAGAAACTGGATCGAAAAGCGAAGAGTCAACTACGAGAAAAAGCATGGATAAGAAATGGGAGGAGATGCGCGACATCGCGCAGAAGGATCTACTGCAACTAATTGAGGCAGAGAAGTCATACGGCGACTCGTGGCGCAGACGGGGAGGAACCGGAGCGTTCATGATGTTAGCGCGTAAGTTCGATCGAATCGAACAACAGTCTAAATCTGTAGGGTGGGATGTGTTCGAAGCCGCTAAGAAATACAGCGGAGAAGAGGGAGTCCTCGACGACATTGGGGATTTACGGCGGTATTTATTTCTAGTTGACCACTACATTCGCTATGGGGGTGAGGAGCCTAAAGCGTTGGAGTGGAAAGAGGATGAATAAACAGCTACCCCTGATCACCCCTGAGAGTAGCTGGTCTCCTCCTGAAGTTCTTCCTAGGTTCGAGGGCCACGAGACGTTAGCCATTGACCTTGAGACTTACGATCCTAATCTACTGAACCGTGGTCCGGGATGGGCCACGGGGGATGGCCATATTGTCGGGATCGCTATCGCCTCGGACTCATGGTCTGGCTATCTACCTATCCGACACGGGGGAGGAGGAAATCTTGATGAGGAGATTGTGTTGCGGTGGGCCAAGCGAACTCTATCGAACCACAAGGGCAAGATTATTTTCCACAACGCACTCTACGATGCAGGCTGGTTGAGACGTGAAGGGATTGACCTCTCCTGTCCTCTCTATGACACGATGTTCGCGGCTCCTCTACTCGATGAGAATAGATTCTCTTACTCGCTAAACAATCTCGGTCGAGACTACTGCGGTGAGCAGAAAGATGAAACGCTTCTCGAGGAGGCAGCGAAAGCATGGGGAGTTAATGCGAAGTCTGGAATGCACGAACTTCCTTCACGTTACGTTGGTCCCTACGCTGAGCAAGACGCAGCTCTGACCCTGAAACTCTGGGATCAGTTGCATGGTCGGATTCAGGAGAATGGTCTTACAAAAATATTCCAGATGGAATGCGACTTGATTCCTTTACTTCTCGAGATGCGATGGCGGGGTGTTCGGATCGACACAAACAGGGCTGAGCAAGTTTGTGAGGAGCTGGCGAAGCGCGAGCAGCAGCTCATGGTTGAGTTCCGGAGAAAGTTTGGAACTACTGTAGAAATCTGGGCTAACGCCTCGATTGAGAAAGCATTTAAGCAGAACAGTTTGTGGTATCCGAAGACCGCGAAAGGTATGGCCAGCTTTCAAGCACCATGGCTTGAGGCCCATGAACATGAACTGCCAAAGATGATTGTGCAGATTCGCAAGCTCAACAAAGCACGGACCACGTTCATTGAGAAGATGGTTCTTGGTCATGTGGTCGATGGCAGGATCCACGCTGAGGCTCACCCGTTACGCAACGATGGTGGTGGAACGGTCAGTGGGCGATTTAGCTACACGAACCCGAATCTACAACAGGTTCCGGCACGAGACCCGGAGTTAGGGAAGATGATCCGCTCGCTCTTTCTCCCCGAAGAGGGAGCCGAGTGGGGCGTTTTCGACTACTCGCAACAAGAGCCGAGGCTCACGGTCCACTACGCCCATCAGCTCGGTTTAAACGGCGCTGCGGACGCTGTACGGGCTTATTCGGAGGAAGGCGCAGACTTCCATCAGATCGTAGCGGATATGGCTGGGATCCCTCGTAAGCAGGCTAAGAACATCAACCTTGGGCTGACCTATGGAATGGGAAGGAACAAGCTGATCAACGAGCTAGGGTTGGAGGAGGCTGAGGCCGTTGCTCTACTCGAAACTTACCACGAGCGCGTACCTTTCGTGCGAGCTTTACAAGCACAATGCACTCGGATCGCTAACGAGCGGGGCTATATCATGACGCTCGGAGGACGGCAGTGCCGCTTTGATTTGTGGGAGGCGAACACAGGAGACTCAACTCCTTTACAAGAGGACGAGGCTCGTGAAAAATATGGCGATGGAATACGACGTTCCTACACCTACAAAGCCTTGAACCGCTTGATTCAAGGATCAGCCGCTGATATGACTAAGCTGGCGATGCTCGCTCTATGGAAAGAGGGCTACGTTCCTCACATCCAGATTCATGACGAGCTCGACTACTCGGTGTTCAACGATAAGGATAAACAAACCATAATCCACGAGATGTCTAACTGTGTTGAACTATCAGTACCACTGATTGTTGATGCAGAGATGGGCCAGACGTGGGGAGACGCAGAAGAATGAACGGAATAACTGAACAACAACAAAAAGAATTAAGTGAGAAGTACGAGAAAATCTACGCACTCTACACAGGAACCGACTCTACTCTACAACAGGTTGGAGATGAGTTTGGGCTCAGTCGGCAACGAGTGTTCCAAATCGTTCAACGATGCAAGCTCGGAAACGGTGACTACTACGGAGGAGGAAAGATTGCTCGCCTGAAGTGGAAAGAGATCAGTGAAAAGACTGACTCTACCGCACAGACTTGGACAATCTATCAGGAGTGGTTGAAAAAGTTCAAGATCAAGATCATCAAGAACAATAAGAACTTTGCATTTTACCGAGGAATAAAGGATGCCAAAAGAGAGTCTACTGTGGAAGCAACTCAGGGATAGCACACAAGGAAAGATTCATTGGCAAAGGATCGAATCAGGAATAACCGCGTCAGGAATTCCAGATTTAAATGGCTGTTCGCGAGGAAGAGAAGTTTGGATCGAGCTCAAAGTAGTGAAAGGCAATCAAATCGGCCTGAGACCGATGCAGAAAGCGTGGCTCTACCGAAGAGCCGAGGCCGGTGGACATTGTTTCGTTCTTGCAAAGAAAGACAAAACGATCAAACTCTACAGTATACCTCCAGCGATAGACCAGATCGAAAACTTGACTTGGAAGAGTGATGCAGATTTTACGACTGACGCACCTTTCGATTGGGGCGGTATCGTGGCCGCTCTGGGGCTGTAAAATACTCCTTTACTTTCGGTTTCGTCCCCGCTAAAGTAGGTAATAGGTAGCGTGACAGCGTTACCAAAAACCTAGAAAGTAGAAACGAAAGGAGACCATTATGGTTGCAGCAGTAGAAACAATGGCGTGGACCGGAGAGGTTCCTTGGCACCGCGAAGGTGTAAAGGTAGACCCCAACCTCACGCCACAAGAAATGATGATTGCGGCAGG